GAGACGCTATCGCAATCTTATCGCGTCCCACGCTCCGTTCACCGCATTGCCGAAGGCGTAGTCAAACGCATACACCGACGATTTCCTAAGAAGTACGAACCCCGCACAGAGGAGGGCGTCGTTCAACGGATCTCTACATTGGCATCAGTAGATATGGCTGAAGGATCATGGCTTGTACTGGGGCAGGCAGGTTACTTGTTACAGCCTGTTGCGAGCGATCTTAGGGCCAATGGATATCTATTCACGTATCGCGGCCACCGGTCCATATCAGAGCGTATAAGCGATGCTGTAAACGGATGGGAACACTTGCGTAAAGGTCAGCAGATCACCGGAGAGGTAGCCCGTAAGATTTATGGGTACATGTCGATCAAGACGCACATCACGCGAGGGTTTAAAAAGATCCCGGCGTTACAGGATGATGACTTTGTTAGCATGGACGAACTGCAAAGGGACCACGGTCTGTTAGTAGACACCACTCTGATATGGCATGAGGCGCTTGATAAACTGCCCGAGAAAGATCGAGCCTATATTATTGCAATGTTGCGCAGGGGTGAGAAGTTTAACGGCGAGCCCCGCATTACAGTGTCCACGATCCACGGCTCAAAGGGCGGTGAGGCAGACAACGTTGTATTGTTCACGGACCTGTCCCCTGCCGCAGACCATGAGATGAATGACAACCCAGACGATATGCACAGAGTGTTTTATGTGGGCGTGACTCGCACTAGACACAGCTTGTTTATCGTAGAACCCGAAGATGTAAGCCGTAGTTACGAGCTTTAATAGGAGAAGTTAACATGACAGACAGAGAAGTAATATTAGATGGTAAGACTATTGAAAGAGACCGCGAGTATTGGGAAAAGCAAATGGAAGAACTGGCTATTGACCGGCGGATACCTAACGATCCCGATGTAAACAGCATGGTGTCACAGCCTAGCCATTATGCAGATGGAAAGGTTGAGTGCATTGATGCAATGGTAGCGGCTTTTGGCGAAGAGAATGTTCGTATTTATGCGGAGATCGCTTCATTTAAATACATTTGGCGTATGAACAAAAAGAACAAATACTCTGCGCAGGATAAGATGAAGGCTATGTGGTACTTGCGCTACTCTATGAACGACGATCCAAGGAAGAAATAATGAGTTTACAGATGGCAATGTTTACACCTAAGACAGAGTGGATACCCCCGACCGAGCTCCCAGACATAACCGGTGCCGCTCGTATCGCAATCGATGTCGAAACCCGCGACCCTAACCTGAAGACAAACGGACCCGGATGGTCCACAGGTGATGGTGAAGTAGTGGGTTACGCTATCGCAGTAGAGAACTGGGCCGGATACATTCCTATCCGACACCAAGGGGGTGGCAACCTTGATGAGCGTATTGTTAACAAATGGCTAAAGAAAGTGTTCGAGTGTCCGGCTGAGAAGATCATGCACAACGCTCAGTATGATCTGGGTTGGATTAAACGCATGGGGTTCACGGTCAACGGCCGCATCATTTGTACCATGTTGGTCGCCTCACTGCTCGATGAGAACAGATTTAGCTACACGTTAAACTCTCTGGCATATGATTACCTAAACAAAACCAAGTCAGAGAAAGCGTTAGTCGAGGCCGCCCGCCAGTTTGGAATTGATCCGAAGGCTGAGATGTGGAAAATGCCTGCCATGTATGTGGGTCCCTACGCTCAGGTCGATGCTGAACTCGCTCTGGAGTTGTGGTCCTGCTTTTCGGTTCTTCTGGGTAAGGAAGATCTCTGGCCGATTGCTAATCTCGAGCTTGAACTGCTCCCATGCCTCGTGGATATGACCATGCGGGGTGTCAGAATTGACGCCAACCGGCTTGAGCGCACCCGGGATGAGATCCTCAAGCGGGAAAAGGGCGTCATCAAACAAATCAAAGACATGGCCGGGGCCAATGTCGAAATCTGGGCGGCTCAGTCCCTCGCTAAAGCGTTCGATAAAGTCGGGGTCAACTACCCAAAGACCGAAAAAGGCGCACCGTCCTTCACGAAGCTGTTCTTGCAGGAGCATAAGCATCCACTCGCCCAACTCATCCTCCAAGCGCGGAACCTGAATAAGACTTCGGGCACTTTCATCAATACCATCATGAAGCACTGTCGTAAGGATGGCCGCATTCATAGCCACATAAACCAAATACGATCAGACGATGGCGGTACAGTATCCGGCCGCATATCTATGTCCAACCCAAATTTGCAACAAATCCCGGCCCGCGACCCAGTGATCGGTCCGATGATCCGTTCGTTGTTTCTACCAGAAGAAGGTGAACAGTGGGCGGCCATTGACTTCTCGCAACAAGAGCCGCGCATCTTGGTTCATTATGCGCATGTTTATGGGAAGATGAGAGGCGTTGAATTGGATGCATGCCGTGAGTTTGTGGACGGCTACAATAATAACCCAGACATGGACTTCCACACAATGGTGGCAGAGATGGCTAACATCTCACGCAAGCAAGCCAAGACGATTAACTTGGGCATGATGTATGGCATGGGGGTGAACAAACTATCTGAGCAAATGGATATCGAGGTGAGTGAGGCTAAAGAACTGGTCAAGCAATATCACTCCCGGGTACCTTTTGTTAAAGGATTGATGCAAGGTGTTACCAATCGACTCAATGATAAAGCCAGTGCGGGCTCGATCAGGTCACTTTTGGGCAGGAAGTGCCGGTTTGACCTATGGGAACCTGATACTTTTGCCATGAACAAGGCGTTACCGTACCGTGATGCGATCAAAGAGTACGGCGAGACCACCCGGTTGAAGCGAGCGTACACGTACAAAGCCCTGAACCGTCTGATCCAAGCGTCAGCGGCGGACATGACTAAGAAAGCAATGGTCGATATCTACAAATCCGGTCGATTGCCCATGCTTCAGGTACATGATGAGCTCGCAATGTCGGTAAAAGATCGAGCAGAAGCCGAGGAAGTGTCCAAAATAATGGTGAATGCTGTGCCATTAGAAGTACCTAGCCAGTGTGATATTGAGATCGGCCCGTCATGGGGTGAGGCTAAGTAGTCAAACGAACAAACTTGGTCTATACTAAATAAAACTCCTCCCCTTAGTTTTACCCCGCTCCGGCGGGGTTTTTTAGTTGCGTTATTATATATAATCTTATATAGTCTCAGACATACGCAACCGGGAGTTAAATAATGGATACAAATAAGTGGAAAAGTGTGCTCGTGCCGAAAGAAGTGTACGAAGAAATCAAATTACGTGCCAAAAAAGAAGGTCGGACGATCAGCGGACAACTCCGTGTAATGTTTAGCTCTTATAAAGACTCCGAAGATTTAAAAACCAAACAATAGTTTTACTAATCCCATATTATCGCGTATAGTTTATCTCGTGCTCCGTAGGCACTAAGTGGTAGGAAAGGCCCTCGCAATATGACTGTTGCGGGGGTTTTTTTTGCTTGCTAACTCCCATATTATCGTATACAGTTTGAGCTCAATTTTACTTTTACGGAGTAGCACCATGCAAGAGAAACAATTTGTTGACGGCCTGATGATCAAAAAACCTAACCCCAACGCCCCGGAGTGGATCAAATGTAATGGTTCCATTAAACGCGAAGATTTGATACGTTGGTTGGGCGAACAATCTGGAGATTGGATCAATATTCAAATCTGTGAAGGAAAGTCCGGCAAGTGGTACGCCGAGGTAGATAACTGGAAGCCCGAAAGCCAAGGTGGACAGTAATGATACAGGTAATAGATGCCGTAGAATTCTGCGACATGATTGATAAACAAGTGGCTCAAATGAATGAGCCCGGGATGAGTTGGAAAGAGGCTGTATGTGTTATGGAAAAGTTGGTAGCGGAACACAACAGCGTCATTGAACACTTCCCACACCCAGAAGTAGATAAGGTGAGTGAAGCGTGGGCTCGGATACAACGAGGATAGTTATGGATATTAATTCCGATGAATGGGACAACCTGCTTTGTGAACTGCACAAGTCACTCCCACCAAAAATGGATGATGCTTTAATTGTAGATCTAATTCATTTTATTTTCGTACAATATGATATAGATTGGGTCCGCGCACTGCGGCTCACGCACATCGTCAACGACTTACATGCCGCACATACAGGAGAAAAGGTTCTCAGCGACAAAAAACTGCATTGAAAGAGGGTTTGTTATGATAATTGATATGATCATGGGCTTTATATTTTTAGTATCATTAAGTTTCTTTTTGAAAGGAGCGTATCTAATAGTTTGCGATAAGCAACAAGCTTGGAACGATAAACAAAACAAGTCGCCCCCTCCCGGGGGTTGACTAAAACGAACCTCTTATAACGTTTAGTTATATCCTTATTCTAAAACGATCTAACCCTCCCTTGACAAAATCTCATAATTTGATATAATAGCCTAGTCAAACAAATGTTTTGACCTGTTCTTTAAAAATTAACCTACGGAGATTTACCTATGACTGTGTCTTATCAGGAATACCCACCCCACACACATAAGCGAAGCGGTTGCAAAGTTGGTTGGATTAACTTTAAAACCAAAGAGCTTGCTGAAGAGGGTTCTAAAGCGGCAAGAATCAATTCGAGAATCAAATGGGACCAAGGTTTTGATTTTGGTTACCAAGACCCCGGAGCGATTACCGAAGAAGATGATGGAACATTTACTGTTTGCATACCTTAATCAATCAACCGCCCCTTCGGGGGCAAACCTTACGGAGTAACACCATGAGCAATTGGAACGAACAAATAAAGAAAACCGCCGGCAGACCATCAACAGGTCTCAGCCAAAACGAAATGTCACAGAAGTCTAAAGCCAAAAACGAAACCAAGAACATCACCATCAACGGTGCTGACCTTTTGGAACGCTTCCAAGAATACAAAAACCACGAATCCGTACTGACCGGGTTCCAAGTAACCAACACCCAGTTTCTTTCGGTGCTGTTAAACGTGTGGTTATCGGATAGGGGCAGAGCAAATGAGAGTTAAAATAGACCAGTGGGAAGTGTTACATGCCATAGGGCGTTACCTCAAACAAGAGTACGGCGTAGACTATGATATAACCGAGGGCCTTGCAGACAACCCTGTGATCGAGTACCAAGAAACCGTTCGAGCGTTCAAGACACACAAGAACGGCCGGGTAGTTAAAAATGAACACGGGTTCCCTGTTATAGATCATTCCAAAACCACGTATAAAAACGCGTCATGCGAGTGGAAAGAATTTGATTGTATAACCCTTTACTTGGCACCAACCTCATGACTACCTTTACGAAAACCTCATTGTTTATTAACCAAGCCCCTAGCTTCGGGTTTCAATACGGCGAGGACGAACTCCTCGCCAAAGCCCTAAAGTCCGGGTTCGTAAAGAAAACAGGCGACGATCAGTATGAAATGAATGATAATTATGAATCCAAGGATACTAGCCCTATCTGCAATGACTGCGGCGAAACACAACAAAGCGCCAAGTTCTGCCCGTCATGTATGACTGAACTTATTACTTAAAGGAAAAAACATGAACCGCATGCCC